GCGGACTCTATTCTCTTTTCATCCCTATGGAATGGAACTACGAAGGATTCATGGATACTTTTGGATCACCTGTATTTGTTACGCCAAAAAATAAAACAATCGGAGTCGACGGTTTACCAATTGAAACAGGAGTAATAGAGCATTGGGAAAATGAAGTGGATGGATTAAAATCTGATCAAGATAGTTTAAATGAATACTATAGACAGTTTCCAAGAACAGAGCAGCACGCTTTTAGAGATGAAACTAAACAAAGTTTATTTAATCTTATAAAAATTTACGAACAAATAGATTATAATCAAGAAATAAATAATACTGCTAACGTAACTAAAGGTAAGTTTATTTGGGAAGGTGGAATAAGAGATACTAGAGTGGTATTTGTACCAGACCAAAATGGAAGATTTATGGTTAGTTGGGTTCCTAACAAAAACTTACAAAACAACATTATAATAAAGAACGGTATTAAGTATCCTGGTAATGAGCATTTAGGAGGTTTTGGTTGTGATAGTTATGATATATCAGGTACTGTTGACGGTAAAGGATCTAATGGATCTTTACACGGCTTAACAAAATTTAGTATGGAGGACGCACCTCCTCATCATTTCTTTTTAGAATACATAGCTAGACCACAGACTGCTGAAATATTTTTTGAAGACGTGCTTATGGCTTTGGTTTTTTATGGTATGCCTATACTCGCAGAAAATAATAAACCTAGATTATTATACTACTTGAGAAGAAGAGGTTATAGAGGTTATAGTATGAATCGTCCTGATAAACTTTGGAATAGATTATCTGTAACAGAAAAAGAAATAGGTGGTATACCAAACTCAAGTGAAGATATTAAGCAAGCGCATGCTGCTGCTATAGAGTTTTATGTAGAAAACTATGTTGGTTTTGCAAATGACTCTTGGGGTGATATGTATCATCAAAAAACTTTAGAAGATTGGGCTGCTTTTAATATTAACAATAGAACAAAGCACGATGCTTCAATAAGTTCTGGACTAGCCATAATGGCTTGCAATAAGAATAAATATAGACCTAATTTAATAAGAAGTAAACAACCAGTAAATTTAAATTTTGCAAAATACGATAATGATGGTTTTATTTCAAAAATAAACAAATAAATGATAGAAACTAGTTATGGAAGTTCATTTCCGGATCAGGTAGTACCTGATGCAGTAAAAGCATCTTATGATTATGGTCTTAAGGTTGGGCAAGCAATTGAAGGTGAGTGGTTTGGCGGCGCTAGAGCTGGAGCAGGTGGTTATAGATTTGCTTCTAATTATAATAATTTTCATGAGTTAAGACTGTATGCTAGAGGTGAACAGTCAATTCAAAAATATAAAGACGAGTTATCTATAAATGGTGATTTGTCATACCTTAATTTAGACTGGACTCCAGTACCTATTATATCAAAGTTTGTAGATATAGTGGTAAACGGTATGTCTCAAAAGAATTATGATATAAAAGCTTACGCTCAAGATCCTACATCAAGTGCTAAAAGAACTAGATATGTTGAGGGTTTAATGAAAGATATATATGCTAGAGAGTATATTAATAAAGCTAAAGCTCAGTTAGGTATAGATATTTCCTCAGGATCAGGTAATCCAAATGCACCTAAGAACCCGGATGAGGTTTCTGTTTATATGCAATTAAATTATAAACAAAATGTAGAAATATCACAAGAGGAAGCAATTAATTATACACTAGACTACAATAAATACGATTTAGTAAGAAGAAGATTAAATTATGATTTAACAGTTTTAGGTATAGCATGTTCTAAAACATCTTTTAATTTACAAGAAGGTGTAAAAGTAGATTATGTAGATCCAGCTAATTTAGTATATTCGTATACAGAAGATCCTAACTTCGAAGATATATGGTACGCAGGTGAAGTTAAAGGAGTTAGTTTAGCAGAGCTTAAAAAACAGTTTCCGCATTTAACACCTGAAGAATTAAAAAAAATAGAGCAATATCCAGGTAACTCTAATTACAGAAATGACTGGAACGGAAGATTCTTTGATGATAAAATACAAGTATTATATTTTGAATATAAAACTTTTACAAATCAAGTGTTTAAAATAAAAGAAACAGCTACTGGATTAGAAAAAGCACTAGAAAAAACAGATGCGTTTAATCCACCTGAAGAACTAAACTTTTCAAAAGCATTTAGATCTATAGAAGTGTTATACACTGGTGTTAAAATATTAGGTTTTCCAGAAGTGTTACAATGGCAAATGGCTGAAAACATGACAAGGCCAACTGCTGATACCACTAAGGTTAATATGAATTATAATATATGCGCTCCTAGAATGTACAAAGGACGTATAGATTCTATAGTGAAAAGAGTAACAGGATTTGCTGATATGATACAGATTACTCATCTAAAGCTTCAACAAGTATTATCACGTATGGTACCTGATGGTGTTTATTTAGATGTAGATGGCTTAGCAGAAGTTGATTTAGGCAATGGCACTAATTATAATCCTCAGGAAGCTTTAAATATGTATTTCCAAACTGGTAGTATTGTTGGTAGGTCAATGACTCAAGATGGAGATCAGAACTTAGGAAAAGTACCTATACAAGAATTACAAAGTGGTGGTGGAAACGCTAAAATAGCTTCACTAATACAGACTTATCAGTATTATTTGCAAATGATAAGAGATGTAACCGGATTAAATGAAGCAAGAGATGGTAGTGATCCAGATAAACATTCACTAGTAGGTTTACAAAAAATAGCAGCTGCAAATTCTAATACAGCAACAAGACATATTTTACAAGCTAGTTTGTACTTGACTCTTAGAAACTGCGAAAACATATCTCTTAGAATAGGCGATGCTTTAATGTATCCATTGACTAGAAACGCATTACAGCAAAGTATATCTAAATTTAATGTGTCAACGTTAGAAGACTTAGTTGACAAAAATATATACGACTTTGGAATATTTTTAAGTTTAGAACCAGACGATGAGGAAAAAGCTAAGTTAGAAGAAAATATACAAATAGCTTTAAAAACAGGTGGTATAGATTTAGAAGATGCTATAGATATAAGAGAAGTTAAAAACCTTACACTAGCTAATCAATTGCTAAAACAAAGAAGAAAGCAAAAGCAAGAGAAAGAACAAGCTATGAAGCTTCAGCAAATACAAGAGCAAGCTAAGGCTCAAGCTGAAACAGCTGAAAAAGTTGCATTAGCAGAAACTCAAAAACAACAAATATTAACTGAGCAAAAAGTACAGTTTGAACAAGCTAAAGTACAAATGGATGTTGAAAGATACCAGCAAGAAGCTCAGATTAAAATGATGATAATGGAGAAACAGTTTGGCTTTGACTTACAGTTAGAAAAAGCTAAAGAAGATGTTATAGAAGCAAGAGTAAACAATACTGAAAATAGAAAAGACGAAAGAGTAAGGATGGAAGGTACTCAAAGAAGTACATTAATAAACCAACAAGAAAATAATTTACTTCCTACAAGTTTTGAGAAAAACCCAATGAAGGAAAAAACCAAAGAAGCAGAAGAAAACCAACAGGGTATTACTGGGATGAATCCCTTTAGTCCTATTTAATTATTAACTATTATATTATATTATGTCAGAAGAAGTAAAAGAAGGCTCAGACGGAGTTCTAGAGCAAGGGGAGTTTAAGGCTAAGAAAAAGCCTGGACGTCCTAAAAAATTAAATAAAAAAGATGATATATCTAAAATAGATTTATCTAAAAAAGAAGAACCTAAAAAAGAAGAAGAAGATGCCATTTCAGTCGGAGAAACAAANGAAGTACCTGTGGGCGAATCATCCGGAGATAGCAAAGANATGGTCGAAGAAGTACGGGTCGACGCCTCTGAAGAAGAAAAACCAGAATCTAATATCCAAGAGATTACAGATGAAGAGGTTGAAAAACCAGTAGAAGATGTAGTAGACACTATTAAAGAAGAAATTAAACAAGATCCTAAATTAGAATTACCTGAAAATGTAGAAAAACTAGTTGATTTTATGAAAGAAACAGGTGGTACTGTTGAGGATTTTGTTAGACTAAATGCTGATTATTCAAATGTTGATGAAGACGTTTTATTAAGAGAGTATTATAAACAAACTAAACCGCATTTAAATAGAGAAGAAGTAGATTTTATATTAGAAGATAAATTTTACTTTGACCCTGAAGAAGCGGAAGAGCGAGAGGTTAAAAAGAAAAAACTCGCTTATAAAGAAGAAATTGCAGAAGCAAAGAACTTTTTGGAGGAAACGAAAAAGAAGTATTACGACGAGATCAAGTTGAGACCGGGCGTTACTCAAGAACAACAAAAAGCAACTGAGTTTTTCAATAGATATAACAAAGAACAAGAGATAGCAAAGCAACAACACGAAAATTTTAAAACTAAAACTAAAGATTATTTTTCTAAAGAATTCAAAGGTTTTGAATTTAAATTTGGAGAAAAGAAATTTAGGTACGGTGTTAAAGATTCTAATGAAGTTGCTGAATCGCAATCTGACTTGACTACGTTTTTTAAGAAGTTCTTAAATGAAGACGGTAGTGTTAAAGATCAAAGCGCATATCATAAAGCTGTATATGCTGCAAGAAATGCTGATACAATAGCTAATCATTTTTATGAGCAAGGTAAAGCCGACGCTGTTAAAGAGGTGACAGCTAAGTCTAAAAATATAAGTAAAGATGCTAGAACGGAAACGCCTGGCGATGTATTTATAAATGGATGGAAAGTAAAAGCGGTTTCTGGAGTAGATAGTTCTAAGTTAAAAGTTAAATATAAAAAATAAAAACTAAAACTTAAAAATTATGAGTTTATCAGGCGGAGCTTTTCCAGCTTCAATCGTCCCGATGCCAAAGAAAGTTACACAACCTACGAATTATATTAATTTTCAGGATACTAACTTCGACATGTGGACACAACAATATCTACCAGAGCTTTATGAGCAAGAGGTAGAAAGATACGGAAACAGAACTTTATCTGCTTTCTTGAGAATGGTTGGTGCAGAAATGCCAATGACATCAGATCAAGTAATCTGGTCTGAACAAAATAGATTACACATTGCTTATGAAGGAGTTACTAGAGCTGCTAATGTTTTAACAGTTACAGGTAATAACTCTGTAAGATTAAATCAAACTGTAGTTATTGCTGATGGTTTTACAACTATTAAAGCTTTAGTTGTAGCTGTTTCTGGTTTAACAATTACTGCTGTACCTTATGAGTCAGCTAGTTTAAACGCATCTGGTTTAGGTGCTACTGGACTTAAGATGTTTGTTTACGGTTCTGAATTTGCAAAAGGTACTAGTCAAATGGTTGGTTCAATTGATCCTCAGCTAAGTACATTTAAAAACAATCCTATAATCATTAAGGATAAGTTTGAGGTAAATGGTTCTGATGCTGCTCAAATTGGTTGGGTTGAAGTTTCAACTGAAGACGGTACTAATGGATACCTTTGGTATTTAAAAGCTGAATCTGAAACTAGATTACGTTTTGAAGATTATCTTGAAATGTCAATGGTTGAAGGTGTTAAAGCTGACACTGCTTCTGGAGTTGAACAAGCTAATTATGATGGTACTTTTCCTAATACTCAGTTTACGGGTAATGCCGGTGCTGGTGTACACCCAATAGGTACTGAAGGTATGTTTGAAGCTATAGAAACAAGAGGAAACATCTGGTCTAATTTTGCTGGTGCTGCTGCTCCTGGAGCCGGTGCATTAGGAGATTTTGACGAGATCCTTAAGCAATTAGATAAGCAAGGTGCAATCGAAGAAAATATGTTATTCTTAAACAGAGCTACTGCTCTTGATTTTGATGATATGATTGCTGCTCAAGCTGGTGGAGGTTATGCTTCTACTTCTTCTGCTTCTTACGGTCTTTTTGACAACGAAGCTGAAATGGCAATGAACTTTGGTTTTTCTGGTTTTAGAAGAGGTTCTTATGACTTCTACAAAACTGACTGGAAATATCTAAACGATGCTACTACTAGAGGATTAACTAAAGACATCGATGGTGTTATGGTTCCAGCTGGTACAACAACTGTTTATGACCAAATGTTAGGATCTAATATTAGAAGACCTTTCTTACATGTAAGATATAGAGCTTCTGAGTCAGATGATAGAAGATATAAAAACTGGATTACAGGTTCTGTAGGCGGTGCTTATACATCATCTTTAGATGCCATGGAAGTACACTTCTTATCTGAAAGATGTTTAGTTACTCAAGCTGCGAATAACTTCGTATTGTTTAAGTCAACTGTATAATTAATAACATTTTAAAAGATAAAAATTATGGGTTCATTTTTAAAATTAGACAACGCAGCTACTAGTAAATTTATTAGTTGTGATAATGTAGTAAACATTAAAGCCGCAATTGCTGGTTCAGGCGCGACTGCTATAGCTAAAGTAAACATAGTTTATAGTATACCTACGGCATCTGGAGCTGCCAATGAAGGTGGTTTACTTCAAACTATAGTAACTTATGCTGCTCCAGGTACTAGTAACGAGTACACTGGATTTACTGCTGCCACTTTGCAATCTCACTTTGAGGATGCAATTATGGAGATGCAAAATCCAGAAGCTAAAGCTGGTAAAGGTAATTTTACTGGGTTTAAGTTGCTAAGTAGTATAGTTGGTGTTAAAGTAACTTCTTCGGGAGCTCTATTAACAGACGCTATACCTACTATTACACAAGGACATACTGTTAGTTTAGCATAACATGTTTATAATAAGATCCCGCTTAGGCGGGGTCTTTTTTAATTATTATATTATATTATATTATGGAAACAAAAGAAAAGAAATCTACAGCTAAAGCTGAAGTTAAAAAAGATACTTGGGAGTATAAAGATAGAAACTATTATTTAAGAGGAAGTAAAGAACCTTTAACATTTAAAGTAGCTTCAAGACATACATCTAGGCATCCTTTATTTTATTTTGATGAAGATAAAGGTTACAATAGAGAGTTAAGATATGCAACTAATCAAAAGTCTGTATTTGTAGACGAACAAGAAGGACCAGTAACATTATCTCACATCATATTTGAAGATGGTACATTGCACGTTCCTAAAGAAAAAGTACAATTACAAAAATTACTATCAATATATCATCCAGCAAAAGGAAAACTTTATTTAGAACACGATAAAGTAGAAGAAGCGGTTGATCAATTAGATTATCTACAAGTAGAATTAGAAGCTATGAATATAGCATCTAAGTTAGAACTTGATCACGCAGAGGCTATATTAAGAGTTGAACAAGGCTCTAGTGTTACTTCTATGACTTCTAAAGAAATAAAAAGAGATCTACTAGTTTACGCTAGAAGAAATCCTCAAACGTTCTTAGCTTTAGTTAATGATGAAAATGTAGTATTAAGAAATTTTGCTATAAAAGCTAAAGAAGAAGGAATAGTTAATTTATCTCAAGATCAAAGAACGTTTACTTGGGGTACTAACGGTAAAAAACTAATGACTGTACCATTTGATGAAAATCCATATTCAGCTATGGCAGCTTGGTTTCAAACCGATGAAGGACTTGAAGTCTATAAATCTATAGAGAAAAAGTTTAAATAACAAGTGACTATAAAATAGGGTGGTATTTCGCCACCCTTTTTTTTTAAAAATACTAAAATGGCAATAAACGTAAGTGAAGTTTATAATACAGTGTTATTGATCTTAAATAAAGAGCAAAGAGGTTATATAACTCCAGATGAATTTAATAAGATAGGTAATCAAGTTCAATTAGAAATATTTGAGAAATACTTTGAAGATCTTAATCAACAGCTGCGTGTACGTCAAGACGAAACAGAATATGCTGATAGGGTTAAAAATATAGACGATAAAGTATCTATATTTAAAACAGTTAACAACTGTACTTGGAGCTCTGTTTATAATGCTTTTACATTACCTACAGATCCTGCTGTACATAGAATAGGTAGTGTTATGTACCAAAACGGTGCAGATCTTATAGAGGTAGAAAGAGTGCAAAAAAATGATTTATTATATTTAAATCTAGCTCCTTTGACAAAGCCTTCTAAATCTTTTCCAGTATATACTTATCAAGACAAAAACTCTTCTACTACAGAGCCTAGAATATATGTACATCCTACTTCTATAGGGTTAGGTTCTAATGTATCAGCATCATATGTAAGAAAACCAAATAATCCTAGATGGGGTTATACGGTAGGTGGTTTAGGTCAATATCTATATGATTTCTACCCTTATATAGCCACTGGTTTACCTATAGTATCAGGTTATTTATTTCAAAGTTTAACAACTAACTTTACAGCAACAACAACTTCCCCTATACAAACATCGTTCATTGGACTTACTTCTAGTTCTGCTGGAGTCACTTACACTGGTAGTGGAACAGGTGCTATTTTTAATCTTACGTTAGGTAGTGATGGTGTAATAACAGATTTAACAGTAACAGCTGCTGGTAGTGGATATGCTTTTGGAGATACATTTACTTTTGACAGAAATGTTTTTCAATTAGGCGGTTCTAATATAGGTACTGTAGATGCTTTATTTACTATTTCAGATGCTAGTTTATATAGTGGAACTTCTTTTGGATCTACACAATTTGAAATAGACAGTGTTGATCAAACTGAGCTAGTGTTAAACATATTAAAATATTGCGGTATAGTAATAAGAGATCCACAAATAATACAATCAGCATCTCAAATGGCTATAGCTGAAGACAATAATGAAAAAAGTTAATAAATGGGACTTATAACAGAAACAAACGAAGAGTATTACGCGGGTGAAAAAGTATTTTTACTAGAGAAAGGTACTACTACCACATCTTTTACAGCTGGTTTTAATACTGCTTTAAAGCTAGGAACATCTAGCTCTAACCAAAACTTTAAGTTAGAGTATAGCGAAAACTTAGGTGTTACTTGGCAAGTTTATTCTGGCACAATATCTAGTGTGGACGCTATTGACAATGGTAGTGTTGTAAACATAAACCCAGGTATAGCTGTTCCAGCAGTTGCAGCTAACGCTTATCTAGCTAGAATAACTTTAGTAATAACGGAAGTGTTTAACAACTATGGAGGTTATGCATATTCTAGTTTAAATGATATAGTAAACACTTTTATAGCTACTTACGTAGGTACTGGTAAAATAATACCTAGTGTAAAAAGAACTGATGTTATATTTCACGCAAAACGTGGTTTACAAGAGTTTTCTTATGATACTTTAAAATCTGTAAAATCACAAGAACTTACTATACCACCAAGCCTTTCTATTATAATGCCACAAGACTATGTTAATTACGTAAGAATGTCTTGGATCGATAGTAGTGGTATAAAACATATTATATACCCTAGTGACAACTTAACTATAAATCCTTATGAAACCCCACTACAAAATATTGATGGAGACTTTGTTCAAGATGGTTTTGGAGAAAACACTGAAGGTAGTTCAATAACTGAGGCAAGTTGGAAAAAGCTACAACAATGGCAACTAAGTGGTGGGTATAATCAGTATTTAAATGGTGCTTTTAACGCTTATGGTCAAGACTACATGTATGATAGACAGTATAGAGGTATGCGTTATGGTTTATTACCTGAAACAACTCAAATAAATGGTTATTTTACTATAAACGAAAGAGAAGGCAAGTTTAGTTTTTCTAGCGACCTAAACGGTAGAGTTATAGTGTTAGAATATATATCAGATGGTTTAGCCTATGATGTTGATTCTAAAGTGCCTAAAATGGCAGAGGAAGCTATGTACATGCATATAGCGTATTCTTTATTAGCTGGTAGATCTAACATACCTGAATACCTAGTAGCAAGATTTAAAAAAGACAGAAGAGCTCAATTAAGAAACGCTAAAATTAGATTGTCTAATATAAAAATAGACGAAATAACTAGAGTCATGAGAAACAAGTCTAAATGGATTAAACATTAAGTATGGCTAAAATACAAAACAATTTCCTTTCATCTAAGATGAATAGAGATAAAGATGCTAGATTAGTACCAAAAGGAGAGTATAGAGAGGGTAGAAACATAAACGTAAGCAAATCAGAAGGGGCTAATGTTGGTGCGTTAGAAAATGTTTTAGGTAATGATACTGTTATAGGTAACTTTTTAATAAGTTTACAAAACACTTTAGGCACTAATAATGTTTTAGAGATTATAGGTTTGTTTTCACATGACGATACTAGCTCATTATATTTGTTTTTAACAACTTTTACTGACAATTCACCTGACCAATTAAGCAATAAGTTTCAAGGTTATAACTATGTTATACAAGTAAAATTGTCTGGTGAAAACTACACACCAATTGTTTTATTGAAAGGAGAGTTTCTAAACTTTTCAAAAACACATAGAGTACTTGGGTTTAATATTATAGAAAATTTATTGTTTTTTAATGACAATAGAAACCAACCTAGAAAAATAAACATAGATAAAGCGTTTACAAATAACGATTTAATCGCACAGCCAAAACATATCACTGATTATTACTTTGCTGAAGATCAAATATCTGTAGCTAAATTTGCACCTTATGAACCTATAAAGTTTATTAAAAACACAGGTGGTCCAACAACGCCATATTGGAGTCCTACCTGGAAGGCTGAAGATGAAGAGTGGTTACCACCTTTTTTAACAGCACCTATAAATGATATTCCATCTAGTAGAGATTATATAAGTTTTGCAACAGCGGTTGTGTCTAACCAACCTTCTTGGCCAGGTACCGCGTTAAGAGATTTAATGCAAAAAGGATCTGATTTTGACTTCCCTGTTATTAAGGTAAAAAACTATAGCGTTCCTAATGGAGGAACCATGTACGTTAGATCTGTGAGTGGTTTACCAGAAAATAGATTATATTTATCAGAAGATCAACCAAAAAGCGGCCAGACAGTTCCAAGTGCTTCAGATGTAAAACAAGGTTGGGCTGAAGGTAATTTAATAACTTTTCAACTTTTAAATCCAGAGTATCAAGAAAACTTAAGACCTAGAAAATACTTAGAAGAAAGATTTGCTAGATTTAGCTATAGATTTAAGTATGATGACAATGAGTATTCGTTAATGGCTCCTTTTACTCAACCACTTTTTGTACCTAAACAATATGGTAGTTTTAAAGTGGGTGACGAAGGAAAAGCAAGTATAAGTACTACCTTAGATTGGTTTACTAATTTAATAACGTCTGCAGAGTTAAATATAATTCTTCCTGATAACTCTTATTATAATATATCTGATACTTCTACTGGATTAAACTTTATAAACAGATACAAAGTTAAAGAGATTCAAGTATTAATAAAATCATCTAATGATAACAATGTTTATTCTATAGGTGAAATACCTATTAATACTTTTGCTAATTTATCTAGTCAATTTGTTACTAATAATTATACTGGCTTTCCTTATGATAGACAATTAATATACAAATACAGGTCTGCAAAACCTTTTCAAGTTTTACCTGAATCAGCTGTATTAAGAGTAAGTGACATAACACCGGTTAAAGCCAAGGCTCAAGAAGTAGCTGGTAATAGAGTTATGTATGCGAATTATCAAAATTCCCATGCCGCACCTTCCAGTCTAGAATATGAAGCTTTTTCTAGTGAAAGAAATATAAATAATCCAAATGGTTTTGATGCAGAAGGAAATGTTTTATTGTCACAAAGCTTAGACGAGGCTGTCGCGCTTGGCGAAAACCCTCCAATGCTTACTTCATCTGAAAACACTATAAAAGAACATTATAACTCTACAATAAAACAAGGTAGGACATACCAAGTTGGTGTTATTTTAGCAGATAGATTTGGTAGACAGTCTAATGTTATACTAGCCAATAATGAAAGTGAAGTGTTATTCTCTTCTAACAATAATGTTAAATCTGAAAAGTCAACTGTGTATGTTCCTTACGATAACGCTGGAGACAAGTCTTATCCAGATTTCTTTGGAGGTTCTATTAAAGTTATTTTTACTGAAGAAATACCTAATCAAGTACCTGGTTTAAATTTTTATCCAGGATTATATAATAAAGATACTAATCCTCTTGGCTGGTATTCTTATAAAATAGTTGTTAAACAATCAGAACAAGAGTATTATAATGTTTATTTACCTGGATCTACAAGTGGTAGTNTAACATTTCAAGCCCCTATTCTACCTCTTTCATATGGTAGAATATATGAAATTAGTAATCTTTCGATATATGGAGATAATATAAATAAAATTCCAAAAAACACTACTAATATATCACCCACTGATAGGTCTTTTGGAAGTGACACTACTTTATTTTTTAGAGTTTTTCATCCAACTCCAGGAATTGTTACTGCAGATGCTAAAAACGTTTGGTATAATAGACAACTTGATGAAGATAGAATTAAACCATTTAAAGTCGTAAATATTCAAGCTTTTAGAGACTTTGGTCCTTGGACCACTAAAAAAGGTAATTTTATTAACCCAAGTGCTAGCACCGCGACTTCATTAATATCTTTTAAAAGTTATCCTTATTATATAGATTCGTCAAATACTAAGTATGTAGATCCTTTTTACAATGCTGATAAAAATCCTTTTATAGCATCTATCGATATTTCTAATGCTGAAACATTAAGATTAGGTTTTGAGTCAACTTATCAAGCTCCTTCATCTGATACTACACAACCTCAATTTTCTAAGTTTTTAATAGTAGCTGAAACAAACCCTGTTGAATCTAAACTAGATATATATTGGGAAACTACAAGTAGTGGTTTAATATCAGATTTAAATACATCTATAAAACAAGGAGAAACTCCAAATAGTCCTGCAGGTGTTTCTGGATTTTTATTTTTAATGGAAGAAAGATATCCATATGATGGTATAGGTGATTATTATGGTAATGGTAAATATTTGTTAAACAGAGATATAAAAATATTAACAAATGGAGGGCTAGAGTCAAACGATCCTAACGCAAATATAGAATTAGAAAATGTAACTAGTGGATCAAGCGACTCCGCTACTGATTTCTTTGAGATAGTAAAAATAGGAAGTTCTCCACCTAGTTGGAATATTAAAATGGCAGATAAAAGTGTTGCTGAAAGAAAATATTTTAATCCTAATTTTGAAGATCAACTACAAGAAAACTTAACCTTTGCGTTGAAACTAACAATACCAGGAGAAGTGCCAAGTTCAAAAATAGTTTATGTAGGTAATAATAAACTAACAAACAATAAGCCTGTATGGAAATATTTAGACACAGCTTTAAAAACCTGGGGTGAGACACCAATATACCCTAATCCTACAGATCCTAGTGACGTAGTTAATAGTATTAATGCTAATAGAATATTTAATCAAATTATTATAGATGCAAATAGAGTTGGTAACTCTCCATTTATACCGCTTCCTAAAGATATAATTAAAGACACAGCTTCAATAGGCGCTAGTAATAGCGATGATAATGCAAGAAATTGGTCTGTTAAAAGAAATTTTAATTGGACAATGAGTATTGGTAATAAAAAAGAAGTTTACAAAGGAGGTACTGTTGGTGACGATGATAAAAAGATTGGAAAAATGTTTGAAAACTCAAACGCAACTAGTAGAGATAGCAGCATATTTAGATGGATAGGTGAAGGTATTGACGACGCGNATGACTTNGATGACTTCAAAANAATCAANAATTCAGCAGTTAGATTTAACGCAAGATTATTAGCTACAGNAAGTGATGGAGTTCATNATGACACTTTATCTTCTAGTTGTTATTTAGATGACTTTTTTGATGGTTCTTTTGGTGAGCAAAANGATGCTTCAGAACCTTACATAGAAAAATGTGAACTTGCTATATTTGATAAAGACGGTTATGANAATTTTTCTATTGGAACAGATTCTTCTCCAACTTATGGAGAACAAGGTGCTGTACCTAAAAGTGGTTACGGTTGGAAAGATTTTTTAATAATAAATGACAGCGATAGTACAACTGGAATACAATTTGGTGGTAACGATCCAAATGTTAATAATGACAAGGCTTGGGGTTATAGAAAGTTTCCTTTCGATGTTAAAAAGTTTGGTCCTACTGACTTAATAAGACTAGGTGCTAGTAGCACAAGCTTTATTAATAGATATTACACACACAACATTGGTAGATGGGCTTTTTTAGCAGATGTAGATCACCCTCCATTTTGCCAATTTGAAGAAGATAGAAGTGGTAAGTTTAGAGCTGAAGGAGCTTTAAAAGGTGAAGACATTTGTGTTTACAGAGTTACTATAAGGTTAAGAGAGAAATTTAATAATGGAACTGGTCTAAGCAGTGACGTTAGAAAAGTTATTTACGTAAAATTAGTAAGATAATGGCATTTACATTAGAAGTAAAATATTTTAATACGTTTTGGGCTAAAAAAACTGTTGGAGCTAATTGGACGCCTAACGGTGCCAGTAACTATTTAAACGCACCGAACTTCCCTGGTCTTCCTTTTTATAGATTTGGTAATGATAACGGTGTTGGAAGTGTTCCTAGTAATAGGTATCAAAACTTTTGGAATTCTCCAGTACTGGGTAGTGTAAATCCTGATATAATTGGATTACCTAGTACAAACGCAGCTAACTGGCTCATAGAAGAATCAAGAGTAAAAGGAGGTTACAATAATGTTTCCACTGATTACGGTGTTAAAGCTTATTTAGTAAACAAAGACTATGTTAGCACTATTAGAGATAATAAAGTAATTTATTCTGGTCTTTTTAATTCTGCTACTAATGTTAATGAAACAAATGTTTTTTCCGAAGCTACTAACATAACTTTTACTGCACCACCTGAATATGGTTCTATACAAAGAATATATGCTTCAGATACTAAACTACATATATTTCAACAAAATAAAGTAAGTAGAGCATTAATAGATAAAGATGCTATATATGCGGCTGATGGTCAAGGTACTCCAGTTTCAACAACAAAGCTTGTAATTGGGGAAATAAATCCATATGTAGGTGAATATGGTATTAGTGACAATCCTGAATCATTTGATCATTTTGGAAATAGAATGTATTTTTCTGATAAAAACAGGAATACAGTATTAAGACTAGCTGAAAATGGTTTAATTGAGATTGCTGCTAATGGAATGAAAGACTTTTTTAGAGATGAATTAAGTAAAATAGATTCAAATTTAAGAGCTTTTGATGTTAATGATACTATAGATGGTGTTCAACCTCCTTTCCCTTATACAGCAGGGTTAAGTGCTGGTGAACCTTATATATATAAAAATTTAGCCGGCGAAGGTGGTGAATTCTTTACTAATGTAGAAATAGGTTCTAGAGTATTAATAAACGGTGCAGAAACAGGTTGTTACGTTAAAGCTGTTGATAAAGTGAATGCTAGAGTTCAACTAACAGACTTTCCTCCTCAAGACTTTGGTTCTAATAGTGATGTTATTTTTAGAACATTTAAAAAAGATTATGTTATAGGAGCTTATGACGTATACAATGATAATTATTTAATCAGTATGCAACGAGCTAATGGTGATTACCAAACTTTAGTTTATGATGAGCAAGCTGCTGGATGGGTTACGTTTTATGATTACAAGCCTTTACTTGCTGAAAGCTTATTTAATAGATTTTATACTACATCAAATGGTAATCTTTGGATTCATAATTCAGAGAATGTTTCAAGAAATACTTTTTATGCTAACGATCCAGTAACATCGTCTATAGAGTTTATATTCAACCAACAGCCAAGTTTAGTTAAAACTTTTAAAACAATAGAGTATGAAGGTTCTAGCGGTTGGGAAGTTGAAAAAGTAGAATCTGATCAAACTGGATTAGTATTAAGTAACTTAGGTTCTTGGCAGAACGAAACAGATAATATAGCTTTGATTAAGAGTTATTACGAAGGTGAGTATATTGAAAATGGTATAACTAAAAGAGCTGGCTTTTGTAGAAAAGAAAATAGATACGTAGCTAATGTAGTTAACAATTCGCCTGCGAAAATAGGTGAAGTAATACTAGGTAATCAAACTAGTGGTGTCAAAGGTTATTACACAACAGTTAAGCTTAGGTTAGATACAACAACTGCTCCAGGTGAAATGAAAGAGCTATTCTCAGTAGGTACTGAATTTGTACCATCATCTTATTAAATTAAAAAAATATGTCAGATAAAATAGGTGGAATAATGCAAGTGGCTGCGGCTGCTACTCCAATAGTAATGGGTGCTTTTGCTAAAAAAGATGCTAACGATAGAGCTGCAGAAGCTGCTAAAGAAGCTAATGCTTTAGGTAAACAGTTAGCTAGCTTAGAATCTAATAGACAAGATATAACTAATCCTTATGCTAATCTATCAGTATCTACTGAAGCAGCCGAAATGCAAGCACAGCAAACAGATCAAGCTTTAGCAAACACATTAGACACAATGAGAGCTGGTGGTTTTGGTGCTGCCGGTGCTACTGCTTTGGCTAGACAAGCCGCTGCTTCTAAACAAGGTATCTCAGCTGATATTAAGCAACAAGAAGCTACTAATGAAAAATATAGAGCTATGGGTGAACAACAAGCATTCACTGTTAGAGAGCAAAGAGAAATGGATAAGTTAGATAGAGTCGCTAATTTGCAAGAAGGTTATCAACAAAGAGAAATGGATGCTTTAGCTGGTAAGCAAGCTATTAATCAACAAACAGCTGGTGCAGTTGGTGGAGTATTAGGAGAAATTGCTAAAGACCCTTCACAAATTCAAGCATTGTTTAGCGGTGGTAGTGGTAACACAGAAGATGAGGTAATAACAGAAGAAGTAGTTGGAGAAAATAACACAGGTAGTAGTGGTGGTTCTACAAGTGTTTCAAGTTTTAACAATACTGGTGGAGGTAGTGGAATAGGATCAACTTTTGATCCTTCAGACCCAACAGGAATTGGTAGTGATCCATTTTTTCAATTAGGAGACTAAAAAATTAAGCAATGGGATATAAAGATCAAAAAGTAATAAGAGATACTAGAGATGCTAGAGCAGCTGCTTTCATAGGCCAAACAGGTCAAGCATTTAAAAGAAGCATAGCTCAAGGTGCTACTAGAAGAAAAGAAGAGCAGAAAGCCCAGAAAGAAATGCAGCAAAAGGCTCAAGCCGCTGTATCTGGTAGGTATAAACAAGCAGCTGAATATGAAAAGACTGGTAACAAAAGCTTAGATGAACAAGTTATAGCTGAGTTAGAAAATGCTGCTAGACTAGAAGCTGATCTACACATGAAAGCTTTCGGTCCAGAAGCTACTACAGAAGATCTTACAATGTATCAAAAGACTGTTGCTAATAATAATAGAGATTTAAATGACCTAACAATGTTTGTAGGTTCTTTTGACAAAGATATTGACGCTGCGGCTAATTCTATAGCCAATGGTGACGCTTTAATGCCAGGTAGCGGTGATTTTTCTTACGAACTAGCTGTACAACAAGGCGCACCTATTAAGTTAGGTAGAGGTAAAGATGGAAGATATAGCATATTTGGAGCTGAAGGTGGAGAGTTTTCTGGTAAAGAAATCCAGTTAGGAAAATACTATGATGATTTTGAAGCTAAAGGAACTAGATATGAAACTATAGATCCTGATTACAACTTAGTAATGGATGAGTGGTCTAAGTCTATAATTGAAAATGGTGACGCGTTGTATAGTCAGGACCAACAAAAAGGAGCAAGCACAAAAGCCCCTAGAGATTCAAAAAGCAAAGTCACTTCTTCAGAACCTGGAATAAAGGCTAAAGTAGAATCTGGTCAAGGCTATAAAAACGATATAATAAAAGCATTAAAAAATAATAACAAAAAACCTGGTAGAATATCAAGTAGTGTTAAAGGAGCTCCAAGTATGAGCATTGAGCAAATGTATTACAATTTAAGACCTAATTTAAGTATATCTGGTAGCTTGATAGGTGCTACAGGTGATGTCACGTATGATGAGTTTATAAATTTTGGCGGTAATACAAATGATATATATTCAGCTTTTGCTGACCAAGTAATAGATAACGGTACTTACAAAAGAGGTGGTATTAAAAATGTTGTAGCTACAAATGTACAAGACTCAAAAGCAGCTATTTCAAACGTTGATTTAATAGGTAAATAATGGAAGAAAAAGAATATTCTGAAACAATTTTTAATTTTATACAGTCCAATGGTGGATTTTCTGGTGAAGAGGATTTTACTATTGAGGATTTTAAAACTGAATTAAAAAAAGATCCTTCATATTCTGATACTATATATAATCATGTTAACGCTTTAGATTCTACTTTTAAGAATGATATGGACTCTAAGACTTTCAAAGCTCAGATGTTAGGTATTGAGGTTAAAAAAGACGGTAAAGAAAAAGATGTTGAAGTAGAAGAAAAATTTAAAATAGATGCTTCATTACCTAAAACTGAGCAAGAGGTTTTAGATAAGTTTGATCCATATTTAGAATCACTTAGACAGACAAATCAAACAATAGCCTTAGATAAAGATGGAAATCCTCTTAAAGGTGATGATTTAGCTAAAGAAATAAATAGAATAGAGTCTCAAAAAAAACAATTACTTGACTTTGTTAAAA